GTAGAGGTTTTGACAGAAAAAGAAGTTTTTGTCGCATTGTTGCGATTTTGAATTCTTTGGGCTGTCTTTTGGTTGACGAATCGTGCTCCTCTTGAGGCGTTGCATGATGCGCATGAGGGGACAAGGTTGGCTCGATCATAGGGGTCGCCTCCACGATCAAGCTCTACAATGTGATCCACCTGAGAAGCCTTAGTACGCTTGCCTTTGAGCCTGCACCAGTGGCAGTCACCATCCTCCTCGAGAGTAAGCCGGCGCAGCTCTTTCCATCTCTTGGTTCCGTAGATTGGGTTACCTGCCATGGAGCTCCATGCCGATGAGGCATCCGCACTTCTCTAGGTCTAGTCCTTTGATGACTCTCCAGCCTGTATCTCTGCATTGTCCACAGGCTGAATGATCTTCCTCTTGAGTACGCGTAGGGACTATCTCATAGTCTTTGTTCTTTAGTTCTTGATATACATCGGGGTTATCCCCGTAGGGATTATCCCCACGAGGTGCGACCTGCGGTGATGTGTTTCTCACACCTTTATCCACACGCTGTGGAGTGTCGAAGACGAGGGTGTCATACTGCCACTTTCCGCCTTCATCTTGGTATCTTCGGCGCTTGATGTAGCCGGCGGACTCAAGCTCTGTCATGGCTGTCCTGATGGCATCTATTCCTTCGCGTTTAACGCTGGCGAGGTGTCGTGTGGAGGTTCGCCAGTTGTCAGGCTTTGACAGGACGAAGATGAGGACTGCTGTGGCCTTAAAGGTCAGACGCGAGTCTTCAATGATCTCGTTACGGATCTGAGTCCAGTTTGACTCTGGTCTGGGCGCTCGATAGATGCTCATACGATGTCTTCCAATGTGACGCGCTTGCCTTGGCGGTAGGTCTGATAGCCGGCGACAGTACCGTCCACAATGACCTTGACATAGCGGTCAAGATGCTGATCTTGGTTCAGAAGCGTCATAACGATAGATGGGTTGGTGTGCAGCTCTGACGCTTGGCTCTCGGTCAGTTTGCGAGGGTTGCCGACTCGATGCATGCAGATCACTTGATACTGGATCATCCGAGCCTCGTCCAGTTGTTCTCAATGAGGGTCTCGGCGTGGTTCACGCTTCGAGATAGGGCACTGATAAAGATGCCATCAATAGTTAAGTACTCCATGTTCTCGCCGATGGTACGAATTGCGAAAATGTAGACATAGTGGCGCTTCTCGTCTGAGATCCTGTAGAGGACTCTCATCGGTCGGATGGGTTGCATCCATTCACTCTGTTCGGGGCTCATTGGGTTGATTCTTTCTCTTGTAGGGACTTGAAATGTTTGAGTGTGGCGCTCGGTGGTGCAAGCTGTGAGATCGGCAGCAGGTTCGTGTCTAACGGGAAATATCGTCCGTTAGCGACCTCATTGCCGTCCGCATAGTGTCGCATCATTGGAGCGCCTTGTAGATGCTTCTGAGAGAGCCTCCAGAACTTGTCCCATGAGCATCCGCCGAGGAGGTAGATGGCCTCAGGTTTGCCGGCGACATATTGGAGATGGGTGAAGAAGTAGAAGTCTGATCTCTCAGTGTTTTCGGTACGCGATGCGACACTGACGCGATAATGCATCTCTGGGGCAGTTGAGACCTTCTGAGTTTTGACCTCAATCGTCTGGCCTGAGTAGAGCCTGACATCGGATGAGCGTCCTTCATTCTTGAACGCGAGGAGGTCGTTATTCCAGCAGTAGTCAATGAGTGCAGCTTCACCTAGAGCGCCCATCATCAACTGCTCATCGGAGTAGTGATCTCCTCGCTCACCGAAAGACTGATGATCGTCCATGAGGAGTTCAGCGTCAGAGATCAGCATCTCTGTGATCTGGACTCGAATCATCAGAACGCTTCTCCCTCGGTCATCTTCTTCGCTTTCAGATCGGCAACCAAAGACTCAAAAGCGAGACGACCAGACGGAACCTCGCCGGCATAACCGAGAGCCCTGAGTAGTCGCCTTTGACCTTCGGATGCTTCCCAAGGCTTGGCAGGCTTTGAAGTCTGCTCTTCCTTCTGCCGGTTGATCACTTCCTCCAGTGAGGCCATCTTGGGGAATGACATCATCAGTCCAGCCAAGCGTCCGAGACATGAGGTAGACGCGTTCATCTGCTCTGAATTGCGAGTGAAGGGCGTGAGGCCCGGGAAGATTTCAAAGCAGGTCGCTTGACATGGGAGCGGATCGTCTGGAGTACGCCATGCTTGCATGGTGACCGAGATGAAGGTCTTGTCGCCGATCGTCACGATCTCTGGGCGATGCTCCTTGATTCGAAGCTCGGGCCACTTTTCTAGTAGAGCTGCGAAGCGTGTCGGGACATCCACATAGTTACTCAAGTCCATAACGAATCGCCTCCTCGTACTTGTTGATCACGATGCTCAGGCTTGAATTGGCAAGCTCTGGATCTCTTGAGTCGTAATGATCAATGAGGTGATCGTAAAGATCAAGGCTCATAAAGCGCCAAAACTCGGCGCGCTTCTCTCGTAGTTTCAACCTGATCTCAAGATCGGCAATGTGCCTTTCTTGCTCTCTGATCGTCTGAATCATACCGTCGGGGTCGTTCATTGGATAATCCTTCCTAGTTGGATAATCCGACGATATCAGACGGGTGTGTCAGAGTGGAGCATCCCTCGGCGCTGATTCTCCGATGTGCCTCCCCAAATGCCCGGAAGGGCTCGGTACTCAAATGAGAGCGCATACTTGAGACAGTCGTCTATCACTGGACAACTCTCACAGACTGCGACAGCTCTCCGAAGGTGTTGCCATGCTTCAGCACCAACCTCAGGGAAGAACCAGTCAACGGGCAGATCACGACAAGCTGCTTCTTCTTGCCAGTTCAGCATGAGATGCTCCAAGGTTGCCATCCACACTTCCCAGCTTCCTCTCGAGCGTTCCACAGTAAGAATGCGAAGCGGAGATTTGAGGACGGGATTGCCATGTCTTCAAGAGTCCAGCCCATCTCCGAGAGCCACTCTTCGTGGATCTGGTTGATCTGAGTCAGGCCGTGATCCCCAGAGTTGGAGACAGCGAGGGCTTGACAGCGCGATTCTTTCCACATGACGCGACCGAGGGTCTGCAACACTTCTGTCCTGTTGGGCCAGCCCATCTCTACGGCGAGCGGTAGCCATTCTTGACATTTGGTGTCGGGATCTATCTCGGCGAGCTGTGGGAGCGTTGTAGAGGTCTCTACGGGCTCATCGTAGATAGTCGCGTTCTCTTCTGCGATCATCTGAGCGATGAGGGCTTCTTGGTCTGCGATCTGCTCATCGGTCAGAGGGACTATCTGGACGGTCTGAGGGACTTTGATTGTGGTCTCTGGCGGTGAGTCTGACGATGATCCGAAGACCATGACCAGACTGAAATACGCGAACGCCACAAGGGCGAGGAACTTGAACGGGTGCATTATGTGCCTCCAGTGTCGGGGCTCAGCTGATGCTGTGCTCTCTTGGCTGAATCAGTTGACCGAATGAGCGACGCGATGTCAAGTCATTCGGCGAAGATTCGAGCGAACGCTTCCTCTACCAGTTTCGGATTGTCTGCCATTAGTGGCGAGATCTCCACATGAGTCCAGTCGGCTCCGGGTGTGCCTCCGTTGCGTGTGGCAGTCCAAGCCTTCCAAGCGTCACGATCGGAGCGGTAGCCTGCTCCCCACTTTGTGAGACCTGTCAGAGGGCATCCAGTGCCATCGTAGGCATGGATCTCTTCAATGTTGAGAGAGTCTCTGTGAGTGAAGAGAAACTCCACAAGATCCTTCCGCTGGGCCTTAGTTCCTTTGAGGTCTACTGCTCGCCATGTCGCATGGACGGAAAGCTGTGAGCCTGAACGCATCGGACGGTTCGCATAGATACCAATGTTCTTAACACCGAAAAGGTACTCACAGAACTCTACGAATCGCTTTGTGCCGGCGCGTGGTGTGGGGTGGTTGCCGTCGGTTGATCCGGTGTAGGGGCGCTTAGTCATTGTCTTTGTCTCCCTTGTCTTTAAGGCCGTTAGAGGCGAGGATTCCTGAGAGTGCTCCAGTGAGGAAGAGCATCATTGGGGATAGTAGTGACCATGCACTCTCATCGTTTGGTGATACTTCTAGAGGTTGGATGACAAATAACAGTCCATAAAGCAGTGAAGCTGTGGAGATGACGAAGGTTGCCGAGAGTGTGATGCCGACGATGAGGATGAGTCTGGCCTTGATCTCTGAGTTGGTGTATTTCTTCACGGGTTGCACCTTGTCGCTGTGGGTTGGCTTTCGCAGTTGTCTCGAGTGCGGTCATTGCATCCAGTGACGACGAACATCAGGACGACGGCAAGAGCTGCGACGATGGCAAGAGTTTTCATGTTTCAGGGTTGCTTCCGGGTGTCCAGTTGCAGGATTCCGCGTCGTCGTATAGTTCCGATAGCGCGCATGGTTCGTGGCATACACCGCATTCAACATAGTCGGGGTCGCCACACATAAACTCGTTAACGCCGTTTTCTGGGCAGGTTTCGTTTGTGCAAGTAACTGTTTTCATTATGCCGCCTCATATATAAAAGTAAATGAAAGTTGATCAGTGTTAGCAAGTGTAATCGCTGGTGAAGTACCAAAACCAAAACCTGATTGGTAGTAAAACTTTGCAGTGGTAGTTGAGTTTAAGAATGAAGTCATGTTGTAAATGACGTTTGCCGAAGCGTCATAAACGAAACCTGTTCCATTTGCGCGGCTTAATGAACCAGTAGCAGTCAAAGGCAAACCTATTGCTACTTCGGCGGCGGCTGTTCCAGCCGAAGTAGCTATTAACAACACTTGAACAATTATTGTTTTTTGGAATTGGCAATATCTAGCGTAAGAAATTGTTTTAGTCACCGTTACGCCTTGTGTCAGGGTCGGTGTGTAATCAACCCATGCGGCCCCGATGGTGTTAAGCGTCGCCGCCGTCAACACCTGCCCCGCCGTTGTTCCTGCTGTCCATTGCGTAGCCATAATTCTCCTTTACCAACCGAGACGGTCAGTGTCTAAGATACCAAAATCGGAATCATTAAGAAGGAACATCGTGTAGTACTCGGCAGGACTGAAAAAGAAAGTGAACTCGGTGCTACTAGGAGTCATGGAGACATTGATGCCTTCCATTTTCACTTTGACTGTGGTGTCCGATGCTGCACCGGGTACCCGATAGACCAAATTGTTGATTTGTGTGATGAAGCCTTTATAGCTTTCAATCGCTGAGTCAAGAATGTCTCGGTCGGTTGCAATGTCTAGTACTGTTAATTCGAAGCGTGTTGATAGTGGGTCGCCTTGAGTGTTTGCCCTGAACTGTGTAAGTCCTGTCTGCTGTGTCAAGTTTGCGTCTGCTGAGGTTACCGATTCGGCAAATTTGCCGTAGGCAGTTGTGCTTGTGTCGTTTGAAGCTGTAACAGTTCCTAAAGTGCTACTGGTTTCTTCATAGTTAATTATGGACTGTCCAGCCCTAATCCTTTTGAATGTTTGATAGACAACGGTGTCGGCTGCAGGGTTTGGACCAAACTTTTTGTTACTCAAAGCGATGACGTCACGACTATAGAGTTCACATCTTTGGTACACCAAACCCATTGAAGCATTCTCGGTCAACTGATTAATCTGGACTTTGTCAATAATTGAATCATCCCAAACGACAGCAGGGCTTGAAGACACGCCAGTTCCGCTTATTGACATACCCGGCGGTAGTGGTCCTGTGAAGCCGGAAACATTGCTAAAATATTTGAGTTGCGCGATTGTCTTACCTGCAGGTAATGAAACGCCTCCGCCTAAAACTCTTGCAGCTCGAGCAAGCCAATCTTGACAGACGATCGTTGCGGTTGAGAGTCCAGTGTTGCCGGGATAATCTTCAAACTCAATCTCGTTGACATAAAAGTTCTGGCGCCAAATATCGTTACCGGATGAGTCATAATAGTCAAGAAAGATGAGATCATTAAGCGAGAATCCTGCGGCTTCGTTATTTTGGTTTTTGATAGTGATTACTAGGTTCGCGCCTGAGTAGTAGTCCTTGTACGAGTTCCGCAGATACATGTAATTTGCGGACATGACACTGGTCGTGAAAGTGTTACCAGTGGTCTCATTCTGGAAAATCCAGTCAATCTTTCCCATTACATTGCTCGAGTTGTAATTGGTATGGCTCCATTAAGTCGGACATACTGCTGAAGGGCTCTGACGACACTGTTTGGGTCGCCACCGTTCACATTTATTGTGATCGTGTTGCCTTGTCCGCCACCGAAACCCATGCTTGCAAGTTTGGAGAGAGGAATGATCGCTTCGGGTTCGCCACCTTCGCCGATCATTGCGATCTGAGGCGAGGTCACGATTCCGCCTTCAGCTAGCCGGTTCAATGTAACTGGCGGAATCTCGCCGAAGTTAACCCAAGGCCCTGCTGCACTGTCAATTCCGTTGAGGATGATATTCAAGCCTTTGATAGCGAAGTTGAGTCCGCCTTCTAGACCGTCAATGACTGCGTTGATTACGCCTTTGAACGCTTTGCCGATACCTTCAAAAATCTTTCCAGCGAGATCTCTGAGTCCGTTGAATACATCCATTACTTTATTTTTAAAAGCGAGGATGCCTTCGTAGGCTTTATTGAAGGGCCACATAATGAGGTCTAGGACTGCTCTGAATGCTGTGCCTATCCATTCAATCATGTCGCCAAGGAATGCAACGATTTCGTCTTTGTATTTGATGATTGCGAGAACGGCAAGACCGAACGGTCCTGTGATTATTGCGAGCAGTAGAGGCCAGTTATCTTTAACCCAATTAAAGACGACTTTGATCGCTCCCCAAAGTGCCTCAAACCCTGTTTTCATTACTTTAACAGCGACTCCGAAAATGTTGAATTTGAGTTGTAGTGCTACTAACGCCGCGACAACAGCGACGATCAAGATCGCTCCAGACGCAACCCAGAGGGCTGAGAATGTTGTCGTGAGTGCTGTGTTGAGGGCTGCGGTAACTGCTGTGAGTGTGTTGTAAATTGCTAGTCCAGTATTTAATAAAAGGATTGATGTAGCTATGACGGCGATTGCTGCTCCGATACCCACAATTACACCAGTGTTATTTTTCGCAAAATCTGCAAACTCTAAAAACTTTGGTAAAAGTTTTTCAACAAGAGGGGCGACAGCTTCGCCGATGGACTCTTTGAGTTCGCCCATCTGAATCCCAAGGTTCTTCATCTTGCCCTGAGTGGTGTCGGCTGCGGTAGCTGCTTGACCTGAGAAAGTGTCGCCCATAGCTTTAAACACTTCGTCAACTGAAGCGCCACTATCAATTAAATCGGCAAGTGCTGGATCAAGTTTTTCCAATGGCCCGAGATTGCCGTTAAACGCTTTTGAAAGTGCATCGGCGACAGTGCCAAGATCTTTACCCGTACCGGTCGAAACATCTAACGCAAGACCAAGCAATTCTTGAGCCTTGGTGATATCGCCAGTGCCTCGAACTAGCGAATCAAGTGCAGGGCGGAGTTCATCGTCGGCGACAGCTGCAGCCATTGAAGTACTGGAGATGAAGTCTTCTACAGATTTGACTTGACTGTCTGATGCTCCGGTGACATTCTTGAGAGTGCCCGCAAGTTTTTGGGCTGCAGCGTCATCCTCAGCGAACGCTTTCACCGCGTCAAGAGCGACAGCGCCGATCGCTGCAAGAGCGAGACCTGCTGGCAGTGCAGCCTTCTGGATAGCGAACGCTGCCTTCTCGCCTTTAGTCTCCAGTTTTTTGAAGTCGGCGATCGCTTTGTCAATGCCGGCAGGGTTCCACTCTGAGATGATGGGGAGGTTGATAGCCATTAGCGCTTCACGATCCTCTTGTTGGTTTGTCCCATGACTTCTTGAACGATCATGTCGACTCGCCGTGTGATCTCGTCCAGATAGTCGTCAGAGCGCGCCCACATGAAGCGTGAAGGGCTGCGGAGTTTGCTAGTCAGATCGTTAGCGAAATTAGGTCGAGCGCGCAGAGGGTTCTTGTTGCGTGTCTGGTTGGGGCCTCGTCCTGCCATGTCGGTCATGGAAAGAGCTGCACCTTTAGCGGTGATCTTTACTGTTCCGATGGACTCGTACTGTGCTCCTGCGCTGAGGTTGCGTTTGCGAGCCTTGCGCGTGTCCACTTTGACGACGACATTCTTTGACTCGTTTTTCCATGCTGTGCGTCCGTTGTGCTTTTGTCCTGTCAACGGTGGCGACGACGGAATCAAGTCCTTAATCGCAGAGACGAGAGGATCCATTGCGGACTTGATGTCCTTGGTGATCTGGCGACGGAGAGCAGGATCAACCTTCTGGATCTCACGAAGCGCATCTTTGAGTCCTGCGTAGTCAACTCCTATTGATGCAGCCATTAGGTCTTCCGTCTTTGTTCATTGATGATCTGGACGCAAGTCGCCAGATCGTCTGTCTCGAATGTTATGTGCGGAGGCCAGAACCCAGTCTCAACTAGCAGAGCTGCTAGTTGTCGCCGGAAGCCTCCTGTGTAGGGACTGCGGTCGCAGTCTCCACGACTTCTAGATCTTCTAGTTTCTTGACGAACTCATCGAATGAGATCGGGACTGGATGACCTTGCTGTTTACTGGCCTCGTAGGCCATGAAGGCTAGATCTTCCATCCCGATCCCGTTCGCAAGATCTGATGCTCGTCGCTTGAACTTACGCTCCCACGAGATAATCACGAAGAGGTTCGTGATGACTTGGTAGGTCTCGCCATCGGCGAGCTTGACACTGAGTGTGAGTTTCATGGGTTCTCCTAGTCGGGGTTCGGATTAGTTACTAGATCAGGTGATGTCGCGGGCGAATGTTCCGCCCATGAAGGTCGCCTCAACAACTGAGAGCTCGCCAACTGCTGCCGAGATCGGAGTCACGGTCGCCAAGTAACAACCAGTCAAGGTGTACTCAGGATTCGAGGCTGATTCGGTTGCGCCGGCAGGGCTGATGACGATCGTGGAGATCACGCCGAACATTGAATTGAGCATGGTTTCGACTTCGGTCGCGCCGTAGCTCTGGAACAGTGTGAGCGTGAGCTCATTGCTGAAGAGCCCAGCGGTGAAAGTGCGTGAGGTTTGACCGAAGGCCGTGTTCTCGAGTGCTTCAGCGGTGAGTGTCAAGGTCGCTGCTGAGCAGTGATCGGTGAGAGTCATCGCCGATGGTGATGTGACAGTGACGGTGGGATTGGCTAGGTAAGTAACTGTGCTCATTATTTTGTCCTTTATACGCGGCTTGTGCCGATTCTAATTGTGAGGTCATAAGCAGGTAGCTCTGCAGAACCGATCTGTGCGATCGTAGGTCTGCCAGAGATGACTGCGAGAGAGGAGTTCATTAGTTGATCAACGACTCCGAGTATGTACTGCGTAGTGTCGCTGTTGCCGGGTGGCGCGCCCAACACTCGGAGATCAATCGTGATGTCCGCCGTTTGGTTATTGAACGAACTGAAAGTAGGAAGCTCAACGAATACAGTAAGAGGTCGAGCGTTCCGAGGATCAGTGACCGGCACAAGGCCGAGAGCTGTGATCGTCGCCGAGACAGCATCAATCGTTTCTGTGAAGATGCCAGCCATCTCATGCCACTTGCGATCTCTTGATGCCAAGCAACTGGTTAATCCGACCCATTGAAGCGACAGGTGCGCTGATGTTCATGTCTTGAAAACTGTTGAAGGAGTCCAAACTTCCGCGCTCTCGATACAAGCTCGCAGCCATTAACACGACACCAGCCTTTACTGCAGCATCAGGGACGGTCGTGAGGCTGTCGGAATATCCAGCCTGTACTCTGCGCTTGAAACTCCAAGCATTTGAGGCGTTAACTGATGAGGTCATGAAACTTGTGTCGTTGGCGGTCGCTCCGCTAATGCCAAGAAACTCGGTGAGATCGGCGACATTTATCCATGTGCAGGTCTGAGTCCAAACGAGCGATCCGACAGGATCTGCAGCTGATCGTGGAAGGTCGTCGCCGACATCGTTGAAGAGCAACTGGTTCGGAATGATGACATCCGAGTCGAAAAGGTAGTCGCCTTCTTCGTCAGTGCCGATGAACAAATAGGTCGGTACTGCATAGACAATGTGTGAGCCGTTGAGGCCATGTCCTAGACCTGAGAGCGTGATCGTTTGACCGATCGCGATGTCAGTGTTCTCAAGAGTCTGAACGACGGCAACATCTGACAGACGCTGGTGGTGCGTGACTGTAAATGTTGCCATCGTTCGTTCTCTCTACTCGTCTAGTCGGTTCAGGCTTTGGTGACGAACTTGGTCGCGTCAATCATGACGGACGAGAAGTAACCGCGGAACTTGATGACACGACCAAGCGCACCATCAGCGAGTTCTACTGAGATGGCACCCTTTTGTTGTTCCCAGCACTCGAAGCCGGTGCTGTCACCGACATAGATTGGGAGGGTGGTGATGTTGCGGTCAACTACAAGCGACAGGCCGAAGGCGTTGCCGTTGAAGGTTGATGCTGATGCACCGGTACCGACTGCGTTTTGTGGGCCGACATTCGGGAACAACGGACGACCAGCTGTGTCCACCAATGCGCCGAGGGACGCGTAGTAGGAAGGACTGACCACCATCACATTGGGGAGGTTGCCGTTGCTGTTGGTGAGGATCTGTTGTGCAGCTCCGTAGATGAACGACACCCAGTCGGCTGGATCGGTGACATCGGCAAGTGCTTGAGTCTGGGTGACTCCTGCTTCGAATGTTGCACAGGCTGCGATGTCGGTGGCGTTTGCGTAGATGCGAGCCATGTCGTCGATCAATGCACCGAGAACCTCAGGTGAGGTCATGTCCATTGACTCTTCAGAAAGCTTCACGAATCCGCCGTACAAGGCCTTCGTGATCTGAATGTCGTCCACGACAAAAGTGCCTTGATCGAGAGCAACGAGTTCACCGTTGCTTGCGCCGATAGTCGTGTGTGTGGTGACTTTCGGGCGGATGAAGACCTTGCCACTCTGTGGCATTTGGCGAACGCCCATAGCGGTGATTAGTGGACGATAGTTCGCTACAAACGAGTTATAGATCGGGCTGATGATCGGTACTGGAAGGATGCCGGGTGTGTCGGTCGTGGTGACATTCGGTGCAGCTGCAACGATGCGCTGGTTGAACTCAGCGAACTCGGATCCGCCAGCGACGAACTTGACCATGTACTCGGCAGCGGTGGGAAGCTTGAACTCGCGCTTCGGTGCTGCGTATTGGATGGGAGCAGTGGGTACTGCTGCTTCGATTGCTTCTGACATTTCATCCTCCTCGGATGGTTGGGTTGGGGTTGGTGTTTCTTCTTCTTCGTCGGGTGCTTCCTCTTCGGGTGAAGAGGCTGCGACTGAGTAGACCTGCGCGTCGGCGTATGCCGGTGTCGTGACGACCGAGAGCTCTACGAACTTCGCTTCAGAGACCTCTAGCGTCCCGTCTGCGAGCCTCTTGAACTTGGTAGGCACTGCGCCAACGGAGACCGAATCTAGAGCGCCATCGGCGAGCAGTGCGAGAGCGTCGTCAGCTGCACGAGTGGCGCTCAACTTGGCGACGAACAATAGTCCATCGCTAGTTGACAGTCTCTCGGTCACTCGTCCGATGACGCGTGTCTCGTCGTGATATTCCAGGAGCTTCGGCATTGGGCCATCTTCGGGAAGTGAGCCCTCAAGGAAGATCACACTCTCGCCACCACTCAGTTGGGCCTTGACATTCCAAGGAACGGCGAGGCCTGTGATTTGGCGTGATGGTTCGCCATCGGCGGAAGCGTCAAGTGTGATCTGTTGAGCAGTAAGTCGAATCATGAGGGCATCTCCTGAGGGGTTC